CGGCATGCGATCCGGCGCGCACACCTGGCTCACCCTGCCCCATCATGATCGGCTGGAAGCCCGCCGCCTCGTCGAACCAGTTGAGGATTTTCTCGATCTGCTGGAACATCTCGGGCGGCACCTCGGGCGCCAGCCGCTCCACCTTGGCGTTGGGCTGATCCTCCGAGATGTAGCCGTCCGGCACGTTGAGCGCCTTGTATTTCGCCTCGGTCAAACCCTGGAACCCGATGAACGCCTTGGGCGGGCGGGCCTGCAGCCGCGTGATGCGGCGAACGTCGGCGACCGCCTCGTTGAGCATGTCCTGCAAGGGCGCCAGCGGTCCGATCTCGCTTTGCCCCCAGAAGTAGTTATCGAGCCGGTTGGGGCAGACCTCGGTGAACGGGTGCTCGCCCTCGACGCCCGACATGTTGCGGTGGCGCAGGTTGCCCTCGATCACAATGTCGGGCTCGATCACCCGGATAGTGGTGTAGTCCTCGCGCTCGGTGTTCTGCACCCATAGTTCGTCGATGCGCACGAGTTCACGCGCCACCTTGGGGTCGAGGCTCGGGGTGGGCGCCGAGCTTACGATCACGTTGCTTTTGCTGGTCGCCCCCACGTTCATCTGAACCGGGCGCATGCCGCCGATCACGATTTGACGGAGCGTGTCCGAGAGCGGGTCGGCCTCATCGGAGGTCGTTCGCTTCGTCGCCGACGCGAGCTCCTTCTTGATCTTGTCGTAGTCGGGATGATCCTTGATCTGGCGGTCGAGCTCGCCCGGCGTGAGGTAGGCGGTGTGGGTGAACGCCTCCTGCCGGTCGAGGCCGTCGATATCCTCGCGCAACACCCCCATGAACTGCGGGTGAACCAGCCAGCTTTCGAGACCGTTGTGGCCCCAAACGGTTTTTATGAAGGTCTTGCCCTCGATCAGCGCCCAATGCACCGCGTCTGCAAATTCCAGGTCACAACCGCGGCGGTGATAATCGCGGTTGAGTACGCGAGCGGCGGCGGCGGCGCGCTCAGTCCAAGGTTCGCCCAGCACGCCGTCGTATGAAATCGAAAATCGAATGTCATCGGCGGAGTAGAGGAACGAGGCCAGCCGATCGATGTGCGAAAAAATCTTGTTGTACCTGGCTGGATCATTGGCGTCGTTACTCCCCGCATAATAGTAGGAACGCCAGCTCCCGAGCTGGCTGATCCGATCCGGCCGCGACACTCCGCATTGATCGATGATGTCGCGCGCCCAGCCGCCGAGGTTTCTTTGCGGTATCTTCACGGCGATCCCCAGTGAGTCGCGCCGGAGCGGGGATCGGAATCAGGAAACTCTTCTTGTTACCGTTTGTCCATTCTCGGTGACAAGCCGATAGTTCATCGGCAACTCGCCTTTTCGGCCCGCCGCCGCCATCAGGTCCATGCCGTTGTGCTGGCCCTTGGTCGCCTTTGCGTCGGCGAACGCAGCGGCGGCGACGTTCGCGCGGGTCTGGTTGCCGGCGAAGAACTCACGCGCCTGCGGCACCATGTTGCTGGCCGACGCCGCAATCTCCTTGGCGTCGCGCTCCATCTGCTCGATGGCGTCGCGCTCGTCCTTTGAGCGCACCGGAGTCTTCGCCGCGACGTCGCCTTCGCGCATGTTGTCGTTGAAGTCGGACATGCCGTAGTCCTCCTCCATGATCTGTTGCGTGACGTCGACCGCCTTGCCCTTGGTGGTGCCGATCGAGAAACTCTTGGGCGTCCACACCAGCACCTGCTTGCAGTACGGACAATCGGGATCGCCGTCGCCCGACTCGCACGTCACGTCGAACACTTCCTGGCACTCGTTGCAGCGATAAGTTCGGATGATCATTTGTCGACGGCCCGCTGCTGTTCGATCTTCTGAAGCTTTTTCGTAAGCCTCTCCTTTGTCTCCTCGCACAATATCTCAAGCGCTCTGTCTTGGATCACCTTTGACCACTCGCGAACCGCATACTCGGGGCTGTCGCCCATCGCCCGTTGCGACGCGCGACCCGCCGCGGCGAGCACCTGCGCGATCGGCTCGATGTATTCGAGGATCGCCCCCTTGGTCTGCAGCATGTTTAAGATGTGCTCGCACGCCGCGTCGGGGTCCGCGAGCGCGCCGAACATCAAGCCGTCCTTCATCCTGATCGTCATCGCCATGTCCTCACGCGACGCAGAGCATGGGCGATTTCTGCCGCGCGAATCTCGGTAGGATGGCACTGCGATCGGAAAAACTGGTTCACTGTGATCATTCGCGCAAACACGAAGTTGTGCTGAATATAACCGCGTCTAGCAACGATATCTGCCATGCGTCGACAACGTTCAGGTATCCATGGATTAGCCGTCATCGCATCCCCCACGCCCGCGCCACATCGTCGTCCTGGCGCTGCTCCTCTTTCTTCTTGAAGAAGTCCTGAATGATGGCGTCGACGAGGGTGTGGCCGGGGTTTTCCAGCGCCGCCCGCTCGGCTCGCACCACGCTCTCATAGGTGAGATTGTTGGCGATCATGTTGGGCCTGATCCAATCGATGTACGCCTTATGGGCGAGCGCGGTCGCGAACACGCGGTCGTCCTTGTTGCGGCCAGACGCCTCGATCGAACTCCCGTCTTGTATCACGGTTTCCATCTCCTGCAGAAGCGGGACCGATCGTATCCGCAGGTGCCGCAGCGAGTAGGCGTCGCGCATCTGGTTGAGGATCAGGATTTTATTGTCAGCCGTCGTTTTCCACCCGTAGGCGTAGCCCGCCCCGAGCGAGTCCGGCCGGTGGTAGAGATACCAGCGAGTCGCCGAGAACACGTCGTCGAGCTTGCGCTCATTCGCCTGCTCGCGCAGATAACCGGCATCCATCAGTTGCCGCAGATGCTGCAGCTCGCGCATCACCGCCGGGCCCGGCCCGTTGATCTCCAGGTTGATCCACACGTTCTTATAGGAGCCCGCCATGTGGGCGAGCACCCAGGCCACCTGATAGGTCTCCGGCACATCGGTCGCATACTCGGCGACCTGGATGAGCGCGTCGGCAAAGCAGCGGTAGAGCTCGATGCAGTGCCGGTCCTTGAGGTCGCTTCGCCCATAGGCTGGATCCACGCCCACCACATAGATGCCGTTGGGGTGCGGGTCCTCCCAGATGCGCAGCTCGGTATCTCGAGCGCGGGTGACCTGCTCGAGCTCGGTCTGCATGAAGTTGTCGGTCATGCGGTAGCAGTAGCCCTTGAAGGCGATCTGCTCGCGCCGGATGAACGCAATGTCGTCAGCCACCCGCCGCGCTGGAAAGAACGACTTCCCCGACTCGATGAACGCCTGCTCGGCGGTCCAGGGATATTCCTGGTTCATCAGGTCCTCGTCGCCGATCTTCACCGTCCTCATCCAGCGATGCCAGACGATCTGCTCAGGCGCGAGCTCGACGCCGTAGCGCTTCTTCACCGCGCGAGCGAGCACCTCCTCGCCAGGATCAAGCTTGCCGGTCCAGTAGTCCTTGAACCGTGGGTCCTCGCGCGAGACCGCGTAATCCTCCTTCGCCCACCACCCGATGAAGAACGCCTTCTGGGTGTGCACGTCCTCGTTGGCGTCGTTCCACATTTCCCAGAACAGGTTCTTGCCGCGCGCCGTCGACTCAAACACGTACAGCCGATCCGGGTGCTTCTGCGCGAGCGACGCCATCATGGAGGCGACGCCCTCCTCCGAGCCCCAGCTCGAGCACTCGGTGCCATGCACGAAGTTCCACGCCCGCGACCGCGCCATGGTGGCGGCGCCCGCCTTGCGCGTGCCGGCCACCACGTAGTCGAGCACTGACCCGTTCGCCAACACCAGATTGGTGCGGTTGTTCTTCACCACACCGGCACGCAGCCGCCGCGGCAGCGACGCAATGTAGCGCTCAAGCAGAATCCGAAACTTGTCGCGGTTGCCCTCGGTGTCGGTGATCAGCGCGCCCTGCAATCCCTCGTGCACCGAGAGCCAGAACAAATCCATCGCGAGCGACACCGTGCTGATCCCGAGCTGCCGCGCCTTCAAGCACACGAAGTGCCGCACCCCACGGTCGAGCCCCTCGCACACCTCCTGCAAAAACCGCTGCTGCGATCCATACAGCGTGAGCGGCGAAACGCCGGTCTCCTTGCTGTCGATGGTGAGATGCTCGATGAACTCAAGAAACAGCCCGAGCCAGTGCTGCGCAGTCATCGCCGGTCCCTACCTTCCCGCCCTCAGCCCGGAGACCTACACAACCGGCGGACAATCATCACTGCCCCCACGCCCACGGCCACGTCGCTACCTGCGGGATGCCAGCAAGCCCACATGACCCAACCGTCGGCGCAGCATCCGGTGCCCACCGCCAGCACATGCATCCAGACGCCAAACAGTAAGAACCCCCAAGCCCCTCTCCACTCGACGGCCGGTTGATCGCAGACCCTTCCTTGGTGTGCACACGCTGCCCCTGATCCGTGATCACATCGGCAGAGTCATCGACAGACGGCACCCGCGCAAACGGACACCACCGTTGCCGCGCGACCGCCTCCGTGCAGTAGTTGCTCACTTCCGACGCCCGCGCCGATGCCGACGCTTCCCGCGCTTGCCACCACGATGCGAACCTTGCGAAGCCTTGCCACCATACGGCATGATCATCCCTCCTCCTTGCGCACGCTCTCCGCAGCCTCAAGCGCAGCACGAGCCGCAGCGCGGTGATACGGCTGAAGCGCTAACCCATGTTGGCTGTCCCAGGTGTCGCGCCGCAGGTGCGCGTCCTGCGTCTCCTGAAACGAGTCGAACATAGCGCGCGCGGCAGCCTCAACCTCAGCGTCGGTAGGCATCTAACCCTCCTTGCGCCGACGCGCCGGACCGCGCGGCCAGTGCAGCCGAACCAACTCATCACCCTCAACACGATACACGTTCGACACCGTCGCAACGTACACCACGCCGCCAAGCGCCAGCAAATTCACCACAGGCTCAAGCGGCATCTTTACGTTCGGTACACGCGGCGTCGTGGCATGCACTCTCGCAAACTCGCGGGTCGCAATATCGGCGCTACGGGGTCGTTGGAGGTCGCGCGCGTCAGTCATACCAATATCTCCACACGTAGCCGAACAGCGGCCACCAAAACACCACGCAGCTTATGATCGCCAGCGCAACCACCGCGGTGCAGCACGCGATCAGGGCCCCGATTTTTTCCCTGGGGGGTGAAGTCGGTGAGGGCCGGTTAACCATGTCGCGTCCCAGAATTTTTCCTGGGGAGGAGAGCTTGTGGGGGTCTCACACTTCAACCTCGCTGGGGGCCGGTACCCCGGGGCTCCCCACCCCCGATACCATCGGCGGTTTCAGGCGCTGCCGAGGCTGTAGATGCCTGCTCTCCCCAACCAAGGGAACGCTCACCGTTGATATCGTTGAGCAATCAGCATCCTCCACGTCTGCTCCACACATCGGTGCGCCTGATCGGAGGGCAACCGACGTCTCAGCGGGGATAAGGATAGGAATGAAAGCCTCGAAACATCGCACAGTCGGAATATGTAGGAGTAGATTCCGGTCTGTGCTTGGGGCAAGAGAGATGGCTCCAACGGTTT